CATCTTTCAGGACGAGTGCTGCAAGTTTGAGCATCACAGCAATGAAGACAGCCCCGAGGCCCACCCGATGGATCTGGCCGATGAACGTGCGAAAAGCTTTGGTGCCGATGCCTTCCGCTACAAATCGAGCTCACCGAACATTATCACGCATCCGTTTTGGACTCGGTATGAGGCAGGGTCGCAGACGCACTTCCTGGTGAGCTGCCCGAACTGCCAGCACCGTTTCCCGTTTGAGGATTGGCCGGATAAAACTCACGACGATCGTCATCCCGGATATGAAAAGGTGGGGCCAGATTATCGGTCGCTGGTGTGGTCTCCTGAGGCCAAGGATTCCCGTGGGCTGTGGATCGAAGGAAAGGTGCGTGAGTCCATCCGCTTCATTTGTCCGGCCTGTGCTTTCCCGATCCCTGAGGACTGCCGCCTGGGGATGCTCGATGATGTGGAGAAGATGGACCTGAATCCCGGTGCGAGTGATCGCAATCGCTCGTTCAGATTGCCCAGCTTTTATTCACCGGCCCTGACCTTTGGTGACATTGCATGGAATCGCATCAAGCCCAGTGACCTCTTTGCCAATCATCAAAATCACGCAAACTCATGGCTGGCGAACTGCTGGAGCGATCTGGCCTACAATGTGGAAGAGGAGACGGTGAAGCAGTGCATCAGCCGTGACTACGGGCGCGGGGCTTTGCCGTTTAAGCCGAAGCTGCTGATGATCACGGCTGACCCGGGTGAACGTCTCACGCATTGGGAAGTCACGGCGGTGGATGCAAACGGCGGTCTCTTTGTCATCGACTGGGGCACGCTGCTTTCATCCCGTGAACTGATCTCGGCTGAGTTCCTGCGGCATCGCCTTTACACCGTGCCAGGCACCGGGGAAAAAGTCGTGCCGCAGGTCGGTTACATCGACTCAGGTTATTTGACGGAAACCCAGTATGATATTTGTCAGGCATCCGGTGGGTTCTATTGGCCCACCAAAGGTTCCGACGCCAAGCACGGAGCCATCAATGAGACCCGTGCGGCCTCTCGGCCTAACTTGAAACTCTACACCTATTCAGACACTCAGGCCAAAGATGAGCTTTATGGGGCGCGCATCTCACGCCACACCACGCCTGGCTTCCATCTCCCGAGTGATGCCGATGCCGATGTCATTCTAGGTCATGCCGGGCAGATGAAAGACAAGAGCACGAACCTTTGGAAAAAAGTCCCAGGGGATCACTTTGGCGACTGCTCAAAGCTCGCCCTGATGGGCTTATGGATTGCACGCACCGTGCCCGGCTTCATGTGATCATTGACACCCAGCCACCACGATGGCTGCCGTCTCCATATCTGATCTGACCAGTGACTACCTTTTTCACGCTCGCATGCTGTATCCTGCGAATGCGGAAAGCCAAAAGTCATGGCTCATCGAGCAGTATCTGGCCGAGGCTGATGACCGCTCTGGCGCAGAGATCACCAGCACTTCCTACATTGGCAGCTCTCACGCCGCCCAGTTTCGCGCGTCGAATCCTGAGGACCGCCGAAACGCCCTTCGCAAAGCCATTGAAGAAGTCGAGGCCATCATTGCTGGCAGTGTCGCCTCTCAATATTCAAAGCCTTTCGGGTTCCGCTTCACTGGCAATCCATTCAATACCCTTGGTTAAACCTGCCAAATGTTTAAAAAAACGTCACCTCGTAAAGCTCCAAAGTCCGTGTCCTCGATGACACCGATCACCAATGCTGCCTTGCCTACCAGCAGGGGCACCTATCGCAGCATGCCCACCTATCAGCCATGGAGCAGCAAGCAGCTGGAGCAATTATCAAAGTCGCGTGATCAGGTTCAAATCTCCCGCTTTCTCCAGGAGAAAATTCCCGTGCTGGGTTACTGCACGCAGGCCCTGCCAAAGGAAGCCATCGGCAAAGGCATCGGGCTCAAGAGCACCTCCAGCAACCCGGAGTTCAAGGCCGCGGCCACACGTTATTACAAAGCATGGGCAGACTCACGCGCTGTGGATCTCCGCAAAGAGGGCACATTCTACGATCTGCAGGCACGCTGGCTTTCCGCGATCATTGGCGATGGCGAGGCCTTTGTGCAAAAGGTCAGTGATGTCTCAGCGGCATCCATGCAGTGGTCCCTTGCAGACAAGTCCAAGCGCAGGCTGCAGCTGCAAACATTGCTGCGCGACCAGCTCACCTCCATGGGCATGACGCGCACCGAGCAGAAAGATTCCCGGTGGATCGAGGGCCTGCAATACAATGCGTTAGACCAGCTCATCACCCTGCGAGTCGTCACCAACGATAATATCAACAACGGCATCCCTAAAACACTCGATCTAGCTGCCAGCAATGTCTTTCACTTAAAAGAGAACATCCGGTTCAACCAATACCACGGCATCCCGTTCATCTTCCGCAGCAATGAAGATCTGCTGGATGTGCTGGATCTGAAAGCCATCCGCAAACACTCGGCCAAGATCAGGTCGGCCCTCCTTGGTGCCACGACCACGCGTGATGGCAAAGCACCCAACGCCATGCAGGCCGTGATGGCCGCAGAGAGAGAAGGCAACCCCTCGGTCGATACAGGCAAACGCTTTGTCGAGATCGCCGAAGGAGCCGTGATGATTCCGCTGGCTGATGGCGAGACGATGTCCTTTTTCCAAGGCGGCGAAGCCATCCCCTTCAAGCAGATTCTGGAAGAGCTGACGAATCCCTTTGTCTTTGGCCTTGGCTATCCTGTGGAGTGGATCTTTGGCATGGGGTCACTCGGTGGCACCGCCTTCCGTGGCGTGATTGAAAAAGTCCGGCGCGCTCACGAGAACATGCGCGCCCTGCTCTACCCGTTCCTGCAGTGGACTTGGGAATGGGTCATCGCTGATGCCATGATGCCTGGTGGAGCACTGGCTGCATTTGCCACAGTCGAAGATTGGTCAGAGCTGGACTTTGTCACCGATCCTGATCCCTCGGTGGATCTCGGCAGAAATCACACCGCTGACATGGAGCGACTCCGCGCCAATGCAGGAACCATGGAAGACTACATCGAAGCGCGCACCGGCGGCAGTGGCATCGAAGTCCGTAAGGCACGCATCACCGAGAAGATCGATGACGTGAAATTTGCCATCAGCATCGCCACCGGTCTGCCGATGGATCAGATCATCGTGCCAGCCAGCATCGCCACCTTATTGGCCATCGATCCGATGCAGCTGCAGGCCATGAGTGGTCTGGCATCGACACTGGCCCCAGAGTCCATCGCCAGCGATCTGGAGCAGATCGACCCACCGAGATCACAGGGCTGATTTTGACACGCCTGAAACGGCATGTCCAAATGGTTTAACATCACCAACTCCGCCGCTTCTGGTTCCGCCGTCATCGATATTTTCGACGAGATCGGAGCCTGGGGAATCAGTGCGAAAAACTTTGTCGATCAGCTGCGGCTGATCACCGGCCTGAAGAGCCTGACCTTGAACATCGACAGCCCTGGTGGTTCCGTCGATGACGGCCTGACCATCTATGATGCGATCAAGGCTCTGGGCATTCCAGTAACCTCCAATGTCACGGGCACTGCGGCCAGCATGGCCAGTGTGATCATGCTCGCCGCTGACAAAATCAGCATCGCCGAAAATGGCCGCGTGATGATTCACCGCGTCTCCGGTGGCGTGTATGGAGACCCTGACGATGTGGCCGCCGCTGCCGCGGTCATGAAGCAGTTCGAGGATCGCATCATCAACATCTACATGGCCCGCACGGGCAAAGATGAGACAACAATCCGTGACCTGATGAAGGCTGAGATCGGCACGTGGTTCTTTGGTCAGGAAGCTGTCGATGCAGGCTTTGCTGATGAGGTCGTGACTGGGGTTAAGGCCAAGGCCTTCCAGCCTAACTGGATGAAGAATTTTACCATGCTGCCGGTGGCTTTGTTTGACATCGCTCCAGACGCGAAGCCCACCGCTCTCCCACAACACATGAAAGCCATCCTCGCCCTCGCCTCCCTCGTCGGCCTCTCGCTCAAAGGCGACGAGACCGAAGATCAACTCTGTGCCGCCATCGCGGCTCACACGCCGACTCCACCGAAAATGGAGCTGAATGTGGAAGACCCTGAAACCAAGGCCCATTTCCAAAAGCTCGTCGATGACGCCACCGCTGCTCTCAAGGCTGACGTGGTCAATCTCACGGCCCTCATCAAGAACGGTGCCGCTGGTGCTGCTGGTGCCGGTGCTGCGGTGACTGCTGCTGCTCCAGTGCTTCCAGTGAACACGCTAAGCCGCGCGGCTTTTAACGCACTCTCCCATGCTGAGCGCAACGCGTTCATGGCCACCAACGGCAAGCTTTCCAACGACTAAACCTCAAACAGCAAAACCCACACTCCTCTAGATCCCCACTATTATGGCTAACGACATCTCACTCACAGGACTCACTGAAATCCTCTACACCGCCCGCGACATCGTCGCACGCGAGCCATCCGGCTTTGCCCAGGGCGTCATCGTCAACGGCGGCTCCGAAGGCGTCTCCGCAGGCGGCACCGTCACCTCCCTCCGCACGACCGAGCCCACGCTCGAAACGAGCTACACCCCAGCCATGACGCCACCCGACGCGGCTGACATCACCACCATTGCCGACACGCTCTCTCTGAGCTTGTATGCAGGCGTGAGCATCCCGCTCAAAGGTGAGCAGTTCGCCCAGCTCTCCGCCACCGTCGGTGCTGAGCTCGCTCTCCAGCAGCTCTACAAGCAAGGCATCCGCAAGATGATCAACCAGATGGAAAGCTCCATCGGCACTGCCGCTTATCAGGGTGCATCCCGCGCCACTGGCACCGCTGGAACCACGCCGTTTGCCAGCAACTTCAACTCCATCAATGATCTCCGCCAGATCCTTGAGGACAATGGCTGCATGCTCGATGACGGTGAGCTCTCACTCATCATCAACAGCGTCGCTGGCACCAATCTCCGCAACCTCAGCCAATTGACCAAGGTCAATGAAGCTGGTGGTGACGCTATGCTGCGCCGTGGTGAATTGCTGAACGTCTCCGGCTTCAGCATCCGCACCTCTGCAGGTGTGCAGAGCCACACCAAGGGTGCTGGCACTGGCTAC